ATTGCTATTGACGATGCGAAAAAAGATAGAGCAAGTGGAATAGCAGGGATAGCACCTCACGACATATAAAATAAATTATGATACTATTAATAACACCGCAGCAAGTAGTCGCAAAAACGCCTTTAAATGGTAATATTGACTTTGATAAAATAGTGCCTTGCATTGAGGATGCACAAATAACAGATTTAGAGCCTTTAATAGGTCAAGTTTTATATGATAAGATTGTCACCGATTTTGAGAATGATGATTTAGCCGGTAATTATTTGACTTTATACGAGGATTTTATAGTTGACTTTTTAATTCGTGCAACTGCTAAAAATGTGCTTTTAGTTTTAGCTTATCAAATCTCAAATGGTGGTGTTTATAAGCATACTACTGAAAATGCTGAAAGCGTAACCAAATCAGAGGTTGATTATTTAATGGTTCAGCAAAGAAGTAAGCAAGAAGTTTTCGGACTTCGTATGCAAAAATGGTTATCTTACAATAGAATACCGGAATATACTAAACACAGCGATACAATTTCACGTAAAAAATTAAATGTTGGCAGTTGGTGGTTTGGGAATAACAGTTGTAATGATTGCGGAAATATAGAAATTGACACTTATGGACAAGACTAAAAAGCCAAACATAGCACGTTTACGAAACGAAGAAAAATTAAAGCAGTTTTTATTTAAAAAACAAGTAAAAAAAGATGGCAAATCAAATAATTAATGTTGGAACTACTGCCAATGATGGCACAGGGGATAAAGTAAGGGATGCCTTTATAAAAGTCAATTCAAACTTTGCTGAATTATACGATGAAGGTGGCGCAAATATTACTGTAAACAATCCTGTAACTTCAACTGAAACTACTTTAGATACCGCTTTGGCTGATTTAGTTGGCGGTGGTGGAACTCAAACACTTGCCGAAGTATTAGTAGAAGGCAATATTACTGATGGTACTGACATATCCATTTCCGATGGTGATAAAATATTATTAGATAACGGAGCAAACTTAAAAAAAGGCACAACCGATGCTGGTCTTGGTGGTTCTAAAGGTATAGCTTTACGATGTGCTGTTGATTACGAGTTAAAATGGGAAGCGGGTAGATTATATGTTATGGGTGGCGATGGTTTTACCATTAGAGAAGTATCACATAACTTTACAACTACACCAACAGTTAATGATGACGATACTAAAGGATTTATTGTTGATTCACGTTGGATTTTAGATAATGGCGATGTTTATGTTTGTACTGATGACACAACAGGAGCTGCGGTTTGGGTTTTACAAAGTAGCGGTATTCCAACGCTTCAAGAGGTATTAGACAACAACCACGATTTAGTTGATGGTAATAACTTTCAGGGTACAAGTGCAGGAGTTGACAACACAGGTGGACAAGTTAATGCTTTTGGTTCAAATGCCGCATTAGAAAATACAGGTAATAATATTAATGCGTTAGGAGATGCTGCTTGTGCGCAAAATTCAGGATCTGCTGTAAATGCTTTAGGAGATTCTTCTGCACAACAAAACACAGGAGATAATGTTAATACTTTAGGTTATTATAGTGGAAGTGGTAATATAGGAACTGATTTAAATGCTTTAGGTAATAATGCAGCAGCAGATAACGAGGGAAATTCAATTAATGCTTTAGGTAGTGGTGCTGCAAATTTTAATACAGGGAATTCTTTAAATGCTTTAGGAAGTCTTGCTGGATATAGTAATACAGGAAATAATGTAAATGCTTTAGGAGAAGAAGCTGGATTAAGTAACGCTTTCAACCACGTAAATCTATTTGGTCAGTATGCATCTGCTGATGAAGATGGTCAAACAGTACTTTCAAAAGATGGTGCTATTATGGCTCGTATTTCAACTACTGATTTAACAGACACAAGAAAATATAATTTACCCAATGCTGATGGAACTTTAGCTTTACTTTCTGATATACCAGCAGCAGGAGTTACTTCAGTAGGATTAACTATGCCGTCTGCATTTAGTGTAACAAATAGTCCTATAACTTCAAGTGGAAATATAGCAGTTAGTGGTGCTGGTTTAGTTTCTCAATATGTTAGAGGTGATGGAACATTGGCTAATTTCCCAGCATCAACTGGCGGAGGTGCTTCATTATCATTTTATTTAAATGGAAGTGTATCACAAGGCACAATAGGTGGTATTGCATTTAGAGAAATGGACAGAACACCAATATTAGGTGCGGGTACTGATTTCACAATAAATGCAAATGGATATATTCAATCATTTATTACAGATGCAAATGTTCCTAATTTATTAGAAATACCAGCGGGAAATTGGAACTTTGAAACATATTTTAGTGCTTCGAGTGCTGGTGGTTCACCATCTTTTTATGTTGAATTATACAAGTGGAATGGAACTACATTATCTTTAATTGCAAGTAATTCAACAAATCCCGAAGGTATTACAAATGGAACGACAATAGATGCGTATTTTAGTGCATTAGCAGTCCCACAAACAACGTTATTAGCAACAGATAGGTTAGCAATTAGAATATATGTTACTCATAGTGGTAGAACTATTACACTTCATACAGAGGACAATCACTTATGCCAAGTTATAACTACATTTTCAACTGGCTTAACTGCGTTGAATGGATTGACTGCACAAGTACAAAATTTAGCAGTAGGTACAAGTGGAACTGATTTTGCAATTAGTTCAGTAACTGATACACATACATTTAATTTGCCTACTGCAAGTGCTACAAATAGAGGTGCATTAAGTTCAACAGATTGGAGTGCATTTAATAATAAGCCAGACGAATTACAAGTAGTTCTATTATCACAAGTATATTCATAACATTAAAATAAAAAATTATGCCAATAAGTAAACAAATATTAAGCGGTTCAACGGGTGGAATGCCTATTAAAGTAGTAGCAACTGCAACAACGGGAACAACTATTCACGCAACTGGTACAAGTGCATCTGTAATAGATGAAGTTTGGCTTTATGCAACTAACACTTCAGCAAGTGCCGTAACATTAACTATTGAATATGGCTCAACAACTGCACCCGACCAAAATATAATACTTTCAATTCCAGCTAAAAGTGGTTTAACTATTTGTGTTACTGGTTTAATTTTAGTAGGTACTGGTGCAGCAGCAAGAAACATTACTGCTTTTGCAAGTTCTGCAAATGTTATTAATATTGTAGGTTATGTAAATCGTATATCATAATGGGTAGGTTTGATTTTAAAACAAGAACTGGGCAGATATCCGCAATTATACAAACTCTTCCAGCGCTTACTTTCGATACAGATGCACAAGCGTTTTTTAATAGAGTAACAGCAGCGGGTGGAGCTTTAAATAGTACAGAGTTAATAGCAATTAATAATCTTGTATTAGATATGAAAAGTTCTGCTATTTGGAACTCTATGAAAGCCATTTATCCAATGGTTGGAGCAAGTGCAGCAGCTTGTTCTCAGAACTTAAAATCTTCAAGTTTTACGGGTACATTTTCAAGTGGTTGGACTTTTGCAAGTAGTGGGGTAACTCCAAATGGGACAAATGCGTATATGGATAGTAATTTAAATGCAAGTGGTACTTTGACCGCTAATAATTGGCATTTATCCTATTATTCAAGAACAAATAACGCAATAAGTATTGATTTTGATTTTGGAACGGGTGATGCTTTAGGTAATTATTCTTCGTCATTATTTTTAAGAAGGACGGGGAATACAAGTGCTTTTGATAGTGGTAATGCAAGTGGTAATTTAAGAATAAGCACAACTATAACAGATTCAACTGGTTTTTTTATTGGTAAAATAACAAGTTCAAGTGATAGAAAATATCTTAGAAATAACTCGGTTCTTGCTTCATTAACAACGGCAAATTCAAACGTTTTACAGAGTTATAATTTATATTTAGCGGCTTACAATCAAATTGGAACGGCTGCGTTTTTTGGTTCTAAACAATGTGCTTTTAGTTCTATTGGAGATGGATTAACAGATACTCAAGCAAGTAACTTATATACTCACGTTCAAGCATTTCAAACAACTTTAAGCAGACAAGTATAATGGAAGGATATATTTTAACAATAGAGCAAAAAGAAGAAATACAAGGAGTATTTTATTCAACTTACGAATTTTTTAATTGTGTGCAAGACATAAACGATATTTGGTTTTTGTTCTTATCAGAGCAAGACAAAGAAACAATTATCAATACTCAATGGAATTGGTTATTGGATTTAACGCAAGGAGAATACATACCTAAACCAATAATAATTCCAAATGAGTAAAGAGACATTAGACAGATTATTAAACAAATGGATAAGCAGAAAGCTATTAGTTTTTTTTGTGGCTTGTGTAGGTTTATTTTTTAGTAATATAACATCAAGCGATTGGGTAATTGTTGCGACTGCTTATATAGGCATTCAAGGTTTTACAGATATAGTGGCAAAATTAAAAACATAATAATGAATAACGCACATGACATAAAACTTTTACTTGTAAATGGTTTTTTAATTAGTTTCAGTTTCTCAAATGTAGAATTAGGATTGAAGATTTTTTCTTTATTATTAGCTATTGGATATACTACTCGCAGATGGTGGTTAATGGAAAAAAATAAAAAAAATGAAGCTGAATAAAGAAGGCTACGACCTGATAAAATTATTTGAAGGGTTAAGCCTTAAGCCTTATTTATGTTCAGCAAAAGTTCCGACTATTGCGTATGGCTCGACTTTTTACGAGAATAACAAAAAAGTTTTAATGTCAGATCCACCAATAACCAAACAACGTGCAGATGAGTTACTACAATTAAGTGCTGATAGGTTTGCTCGTAAAGTAATGAATTTAGTTAAAAAGCCAATTACTCAAAATCAACTAAACGCTTTAACATCCTTTGCCTACAATTTAGGATCGGGAGCTTTAGCTTCTTCCACTCTATTGAAAAAGGTAAATGTAAATCCTAACGATTTGACTATTAGAAATGAATTTTTACGATGGAACAAGGCTAATGGTGTTGCATTGAAAGGTTTAACTAATCGAAGAATAAAAGAAGCTGATTTATATTTTACTCCGTAAAGTAGTTTTATTCACTACTTTTTTTGTAGGTTTGAACAACCAAATTAAAAACTTATGAGCATAAAAGGCAATCAAAACGCTGCTACTTATAAAAAAGACATTGTATTGACTTTTATAAATAAGTTTCCAAATGCAACAACAATGGCTATTGCGAGATTGATTTATGATGAGCATAAGTTAGACTTTAGTTCACTTGATACTGTAAGAACGAACGTAAGAAGATACAGAGGTGAGAATGGTAAAAATAGTTCACCTATTTCAAAAGCCGGAGAACGTACAGAAACCCAAAAAAAACAATCTATGAGCAGAGTAATTGACCTACCCAACAGCGATTATGAAAAGTGCGAATCCTTTATAATTCCAAAATGGCAAAATAATATTTTAATCTTAAGCGATATTCATTTCCCATACCAGGACAATAAAGCACTTGAATTGGCAATTAATTACGGACTTGAAAATAAGGTAAATACAATTTACTTAAACGGTGATATCGCAGACTTCTACCAATGTAGCAGATTTACCAAAGACAGACGATTAAGGGATATGGCGGGAGAGTTAGAAATGGTTAGGGGGTTTCTAAAAATGATGCAAGATTTATTCAAATGCCCTATTTACTATAAAATAGGAAACCACGAAAAAAGGTATGAAGATTATTTAATGATTAAAGCTCCTGAATTATTAGGGATTGATGATTTTAAACTTGAACAACTTTTACGATTTAGGGAGTTTGGAGTTACGCTTGTAAAAGATAAGCAAATGGCAATGGCAGGAAATCTTCCAATACTTCATGGTCACGAATGGTTTGGTGGATTTGCTCCGCCTGTTAATCCTGCAAGGGGTTTGTTTATGAAAGCTAAAGAAAGTGCAATCGTAGGACATCATCATAGAACATCAGAGCATACAGAAAAGACTTTAAGCGGTGAAGTTACTACAACCTGGTCAACTGGATGCCTTTGTGGTTTAGAGCCTGAATATGCACCTTATAACAATTATAACCATGGGTTTGCTCACGTTAAAGTTTCCCAAGATGGGAACTATGAATTAAAGAATATGAGAATAATCAATTATAAAATTGTGTAATGGAAAAATTTAAAACAATACACGAAAACAAAATTTTGATAAATCCGCCTGATCTTGATTCGCAAATTGAGAAAGTAGCGAATAAAATCCTTCGACAATATTTAAGAGGTCAAAACTGCGAGAAAACAAATAGTATTTATAGAGAATTAATAAAACAAAAAAATGGCTGATATAAGTAAGTGCAAGGATAGTCTTTGTCCTTCAAAAGATTATTGTTATAGGTTTACGGCAAAATCGAGTACTTTTTGCCAAACTTATGGAATGTTTAATCGTGAAGAAGATGCCGAAAACTGCGATATGTTTTGGCCTAATGGTATATGTAAATATTGCCTTAAAGAAAATAATATACACAGAATGAGTTGTCCAACACAAAAAATGCAAATTAACTTATGAGTTAGTTACATTTTGGAACTATCTGAAATGTATAATATCTTATACAAAAAGACTAAAAAGTATATAAAATGTATAATATAAGTTACTAATCGTTTAAAGATAAACCCTAAAAAATGGGGTTTTAATTGCAACAAAAGGTATGTGACCGACACAAATGTCACCATCAAATTATGAAAATAACAGTTGAAGTAAATGACGAATCACTTGTATTGGATTTACATAATGACAATACAATTTGGGATATGATACAAAAAATTAAAATAATACTAACTTTTTGTGGATATAGCCAAGATTTAATTAATCAAATAATAGAAGAACAGTAATGACAGCAAACGAAAACAACAACGCAAAC